GCACTAGTTGCAGAGCAAGCCTATGCAATGGCAGACGCACTGATGAGAGCTAGAGAATTTGGCCAAGGATGGTATGACTATGAAGGATGTTGAACAACTTTCTGCCGAGTGGTTTGCACAGCGTTGTGGCAAAGCTACTGCATCTCGTATCTCTGACATTGTTGCCAAGACAAAGACAGGCTACAGCACCAGCAGGGCTAACTACATGGCTCAACTGGTAGTCGAGCGCATGACAAACCAAGTAGCAGAGTCATACACCAATGCCGCTATGGAATGGGGTATCGAGCATGAACCCTTTGCTCGTGCTGCATACGAGGCTAAAACAGGCAATATGGTAGATCAGGTAGGTGCTATTGACCATCCAAGTGTTCCTATGTCTTCCGCTTCTCCTGATGGCTTGATTGGCAATGATGGATGCCTAGAGATTAAATGTCCCAATACAGCCACTCACATAGACACAATCCTTGGTGAACCAATAGCCAAGAAATACTACGATCAGATGCAATGGCAGATGCGATGTGCAAATAGAGATTGGTGCGATTTTGTGAGTTACGACCCACGAATGCCTAGCCATCTTCAGTTGTTCATCAAAAGAGTCGAGCGCAATATTTTATATATTGCACAACTCGAAATGGAGGTTATCCAGTTTCTTTCAGAAGTGGATGACAAAGTTAAAAAACTCAATGAAATAAAGGTTTAAACATGGAACAGCGTGACAACAGTGGCGTACTTTTTAAGAACGACAAAAAAGAATCAGGAAACCAGCCCGATTACAAAGGCAACATTACAGTCAATGGTCAACCCTATTGGCTCTCAGCTTGGATAAAAGAGGGAAAGACAGGAAAATTCATGGGTTTAGCAGTAAGTCCTAAAGAAGAAGCTAACACTTCCTCACCAAAGAAGAAGTCTTCCATTGAAGACATGGATGAAGACTTGCCTTTCTGATGTAACACAACGGGGAAAGCGTAAGTGAGTACCCACTAACTTTTAATTGATAGGAGTGAATGATGACAAAATTAGACGATATACATTTTGGTGGCGGCGTAAAGAAGTTCTTTGACCTGCCAATATTCAACAGGGTTCGTAGTTCAGACCCAGTTACCAGCTATGAAGCCGCTGATGCTGCCAAAGACTTAGCTGCCAAGCATTTCAGTACCATTGTGGACTGTTTACAGGCTCATGGTGCGCTTGGTAAGGATGGGATAGCTAGACATAGCGGGTTAGATGCAAATCAGGTTGCAAGGCGTTTAAACGAGTTGGAGAAGATGAATCTAATCCAGTTGACAGGCAGAACAGTTAAGTCTCAAGCAGGGCGCAATGAGCGTGAGTGGAGGGCGGTCTAATGTGGGATGTACTGGTTACTTTTCTTCTAATGGCTTTTGGTGGTTTTGTAGTAATTGCATTTGGAATAATCCTCATTTGGGTGCTTTACTTACTTCAGAACGAGGCTGACCATGAATGAAGAAGATGAAGCCTTTAACGAGATGGAGAAGCAAAGTATGTGGCGTAAACGTGCCGTACAAGCAGCCATCTCAACCAACCCATATCGCAACCAAGTCATTGAAGAAGTGGCTTTAGAAGTTGAGAAGCTAACTGGCTTTGGCAAAGACACCATAGACAGTTTGACCATTTACATCAGGGAGATGAAGAAATGACAAAAGCACAAGAAATGTTTGAGGCATTGATGTTCGCTAGAGGTTATTCAGACTTTGAGCAAGTTAAAGGTAGATACGTCAATCCAAACACACAAACTCGTTGGAACTACTTTCTAATGGGATGGCAACTAAGGGGAACAATTTGACTTTTAGAGAATCAACAATCAAATACGTCAAAGACATCATGCGAGCAAGAACCATCCATGAAGTAATTGCCAAAGAACTACAAGAAGCACACCTACGCAAGCTAGAAGCTGAGACTGCCGCAGAGTATGCAATTGCGGCTATACAGTACAACGAGGAGCGCATTGCTCGACTAGAGAATCGACTGTCAAAACACACACGAGAGGGTGACTATGCTTGACCGACTCATCCTCGGTGCAGTGATGGGAATATCAGGATGGACTACTCTCTTTCCTGATACACCTAAACCTCTTACATCTTGGCAGTTACAGGTAAAAGCAAAAGAGAAATCTGTGAGTGCAATATGTGATAAGCCTAAGAAGAAAAGTAAAACAGTGAAGCAATTATGTAAACGATGGGGTAAAGATGATTAAGAACGTATTTGACTGGCAGGGTGAACCTAGTATTTGGCTAAAAGATAAGAAACTAAAGCAAATAGCTAATGGTCATATCTTGGGTAAAAATGCAAGAGAACGTATTGCCTTGACAGAAAAGAAAGAATTTACAATCTATTCAAGGGCTAAACTTAGCAAATGATTCGTAAGATAAGAACCTTCTACGGCAGACAAAAAGGTCAACATGGAAACAAGAAAACTACAGTAGACATGGGCATAGCATGGCTATGTGAGAAGTGTGGGGAGGTGATCTTGTACGAACACCTAGTCCCCAAACACTTCTGCAAGAGGCTAATTAAGCCTGTAGTCCATTCAGATACTGGGTCTTCCCTGCCACCTTAACAGCAGTCAATTCCTGCTTCTTCAGGTTATTAGGGTCATACGACACATGAACCCAACCAGAATCAGGTATACCTTGGGTATAAAACTCCAAGATTAACTGGGTGTAGTCCAAGTTATCCATAATCCATTGGGCTAAATCAGCATTGGCAACACTAGGAATCTCAATGTCTGCCGCCATTCCCTTGCAGTGATCGCTGGTCTTAGACCCGCCAACAGCGGCATTTGACTCAGGGCTACGATAGGCAGAGTTGACCTTTACACCCTTTCCGTAGTGGTCACGAACAGGCTGTAAAATCTTCTCACACAGCAATCTCAGATTTTCTGTTGCCTCCTCGTCAGGGGTGTTGTCAAACCCCATACGCAAGGCAGTTTCAGACTTACACATTTCATGTAGTGAAAAATTGGCACTTAATTGAGTCATTTTGTTCCTTTCAGGGTTTGGTAGGCGGCGTTATAGGCATCGATACAGGCATTGAGTTGTCTTGTGTTGGCATCTCCTTGGTCTGTGATGGCGACAAGAGATTTAGCAGTCTCTCCGTCAAGTTCGGTTGTTGCTTGAACGCTATCTCCGCTGGCAACGGGGGTATCTGTGGCGGTATGTACGGGGCAGACGGGGGCTTTGACAGGAAGCCGCAACTTGAGAGCACCAGAGTCAATGTCAGCATTACGCTTTTGTTGAGCAAGTTTTGCATCTTGATTTGCCTTTTGAAGTTTAGTAGATTGGGTCTGAATAGCAGTTATAAGGGCTTGTTCCTTCACCCTAGCTTCAGCATTTAGGGCGGCAATCTCAAGTTGTTGACGAGTAAGTTCATCATCTGACCCCTTGAGATAACCACCGCCAAACGACCCAACTACCGCCATCAGGATGCCTAAAAGCACCCAAGGATTAAACAAACTCATGGCTTTGGGGGTTCATCAGTATCAGTAGCTTCTGCCTTGGCTGTAGCTGTAGCTATCGCCTTAACACCAGACCTACCAGCAACACCACCCAACACACCAGTGATGAACACCATGATGGTGCTAATCTGCTGTGTGTAAACCTTGTCTATTGGAGCCATTCCAGCCATCGGCTGAGTGACGTAAGTCAATGCGTAAAGAAACATGGCTACAGAGCCAAGAAGAATCAATATCAGGCAAACAATCACAAAAGCCCACACCCTAGCTTCAATTTCTTCAGCAGTCATGCGGTTATTAGGTTTGTATCCAACTGTAGCCATCATTTCTTCTCCTGTTCGGGTTTAACTAACATTTCGGGACAAGTACCTGTAGCGGTACAAACTGGGGGCTTGCATTCAGGCTCACTCCAATTCTTTGGGTCTTGGCACTTGTAGCGGAAGCGGTCTTCGCACCCTGTCAAACACAATATGGTCACTAATAGAATTAGGCTCTTTGTCACGATTCTTCTTCCTTTCAGAGTTCTCAATCTGTCTTCTTAGCTGTTCAACCTTCTCAACCTGTTGCTTGACCTCATACTTTGCTTCAAGAGTCTCAAACAAAATCATACCCAAAATTGGCAACAGCAATACGACAAGAACACAAGCAGCAATCCATCCCACTACGCTCTCCCAATCTTGCTTACCAGACCTATTAGCATCCATAGGTATATTAGGAATAGGAAAGCTACCAACAGGTATGCTTGTTTTTCTGCTAGGAGTCGCTCCCTTTCCTTTCGTAGCCATGATTCTGCATCCCGCATCTTCCTTGCTTTTGCTTGCTCCGCAGCAATGATGTCTCTCATGCTGAACACTTCTGAATACAAAGCACCCATCTCAGGTGGAGATTGATAGACCATGCACTCTCTGATCTGAACTACCAACCTCTCCATCTCTTGCTGCGCCAAAACCCTGTTCAGGGCTTCTTCCATCAAGTTCACATCATCAGAAAAAACTACAGTCCTAGCCTTCTCCTGAAGGTGCTGATTTCTTGCGTCAAGGCTCATTGACTGGCGCATCTAGAAATACGCTTGATGCACTTACAAAGATACCATCTACCTTGGAACAAACAGCACCCGCATTAAGTGCGATTAGCCGATTAACTACTCAGCCACAGCCTGTTGAGCAAATTGCTCCTACTGCACCTACTGAAATTTCTCCTGAAGGTGTATTTGTTCCTGAAGATATTTTTACCAATCAACCAATGGAGCAACAACCAGCACCAACAGTCACTCCGACTAGCGGTGGTGAAGTATTTGTTCCTGAAGACATTTTTACATCAGGCGCTACAACCTCACCAAGAGTTGACGTAAATGCTAACAAGGATGAGCGCCAAGGTATCTTTAGCCAAGAACTAGGTCAGTTAATTCAAAGGTCAAATGCGGCACAAGCCTCTGGTGACCAAGGGTCATTCCAGCGGGTTACTGCTGACATTCAAGCATTGTTGCGTGAAGCGCAGCGAAACAATCTTCAGTTATCTGTTCCATAAGGAAACAAAATTGATCCAATCTCTATTTGTCTTCTTGCGGCTGGCTTGGTCAAAAACATCCAAGCTGGCTGTGACCTTTACAAACAAGCTAAAGAACAGTTTGTCTCTATCAAGCGCACTGCTGATGAAGTTGTTGCCATTGGTAAAGAGGTTAAAGGATTTTGGGGTACGTTGCGGAAGTTATTTGGCGGTAGTCCCAAGCCTGAAACTGCAAAGTCTGTGGCAAAGGCTAAAAAGTCTGAGTACGTTGCTGTTGATGAAACTCAGGTCAAAACAGAAATCGTAAAAAACTTGAGTGAATTCTTTAAGCTGCAGTCAATGCTTGAAGAACACA